TATGGAAAAAAGGGTTTTTGATACTCTGAGAACCCTGGCCACCACTAGAGGAAAACTAGTACAACTGAACTACCCATCAAAGGGCAAAAAAAGGGTGGGATCACCCCACCGAGATAAGTTGTTCGAACCTATCAAGAGTTGCGAACCTTACAACTCCACAATCATCAGTGAGTTCAACCATCGGCCACATTGGGGAATCAGCCAGTAACTTACCACCAGTGATGACATGAACCATGCCATACTCATCTTCTACTTTACAACCGATTGCTTCTTGAACCCAGTTTAGAAATGCCATGAGGTGAGAGGTGAACTACACTAGTGGAGCAGTTTAGGGGTGAGTAATAATCTCACCCCACACTTATCAGAGTTGTTTGAAACGGAGGAGGTCAGCTTCTTCAGGAGAAACGATACCCAACTCTTCACGCTTCTTGTTTGACTTAGAAGCCTGAAGTGCCGTACCCAGTGCTGCTGCGGGAACAGAAGAAATCAAACCAAGATCAACAGCTGCGAAGGGGAGAGAAACAACACCCAAAGCCAATCCAGCCCAGAATGGAGTCCAGTTCTTTGTACGAGCTGCGATAACACCAGGTAGAATAGGACCAGTGAAGTAAGCTCCCAGTGCGTATGCCCAGGTACGAACTCGTGCGTTTTCGATGTCAGTCATCTTCCGTTGTAGTGAAACGGGAGTAGTACCAACACTAGGAAGTGTGCCAGCTTCGAGAAGTTCTTTCTGACGAGTCAGTCGCTCGAGTTCTTCAGTCTGTTTTCGCTCCTCAGCTTGTGCCAGGAGTTCTTCAGTACGAGCTGTTTTCAGATCAGCCACTTCAGCCTTGAGTTCTTCGATGGTTTGAGCCTTAGGAGTTTCGTTTGTCATTTGAGTTGAGTTAGTAGGGTTGTTCAATAATGGAGCGTTTTGGAGGTGAGTAATATTCTCACCTCATAAGTTCAACGACGATAGAGGAAACTACCGTACTGATCAACAAGACCAGGATACTGAGCCAATTGCTCAATGTAGAATCGAATACCTTTAGCTGGTGCCTTCCAAGATGCTGGTTTGTATACAGCTCCAGACTCTTTGTCGATAAACATGAAGACCGAACGACCATCACGAATCTCACCATTCACAACATCAAGACGATAAACCTTGATGTATTTTTTAGCCACTTCATACTTTAGAAGTGGGGTGATGGTGTTACCTGATTCAATGGAATTAACCTTGAAAAGATCATTGACCTGTTCGATCATTGCCTCTGTGAGATATTCAGTTTTGGATTGAGTGAGAGTCATAAGTCGAATGAGTGGTTACACTAGAGGGGCAGTTTAGAGGTGAGTAACAATATCAGTTACAAATCTCTTTAACCACGATATCATGAGCCTGTTCAAAACCAGGATAACGATTACGAGATACCCAGATACCACCATCCTCAAGAATGGAACTATCATCACAATTCACAGTAACTGTATCATTACCACCAAGAGGATTCAAATCAGTTACAATACGAGGTTTTGCTTCACCACAACCAATGGTAGTGAATGCGATAACAGGAAGAATCAGAAGGGCTTTGGTGAGTTTGTTCATGAGTTGAACGAGTGGTTACACTAGAGGGGCAGTTTAGAGGTGAGTAATAATATTACCGAGTGATTACAGGGCTGTTGTGAACAAGACCATCAGCCATTGTTTCACGACAGTCTTCCCACCTCAACCAATCTAAGTCAATTATATTATCAGTGCCATAAGGAACTCCAATGTATTCAGTACAAAACTTCTCGATGATGTCTCTGTCGTTTTGTGTTACCAGAAACCATGAACTTGGCCGGGCCACTGAGGCCACGGGGATCATACAAAGGAGAACAAGAGATAGAAAGTGTTTCATTTTCCGTTAGTGTAGTCAGCTACGAGTTGAAAGAATCCTTTGATGTTGTAGTATCCAATCTCTGCGTATCCATACTCTTCAGAGAGGTTCAGACACAGGTCATATGCTCTATCGAGATCACCGAAACAATCGGTGTTTTCATAAGGATCAGAGGGACAACGAACGAGATAGTGAATCATAATTTGAATGAGTGGTTATGTAAGTGGGGCAGTTTAGAGGTGAGTAACAATAACTCCCTCAGGAGAGGGAGAGGAAATCAACAACCTGTTTAATGTTTTCGTTTACATTAACCAGACGGTCATTGTAGATAGAAACCCAGGTGGGTTTCTCAAGAGTTTCACACAACAGAACTTGATCATTCAACCAGTTACGAATACCATACAACCGATTGAGTTCGAGTTGTGCGTTTTCGGAAGTGATGTAGAAGTTCATGGGTTGGTGTGTCTTACATCAATAGGGCAGTTTAGAGGTGAGTAACATTAATACTCAATACCTGACTCATACTCACTACCAAAGTTGAGCTCAATCTCTTTCTCATTTGTATCATCAGGAATGAGTGATTCTAACCAATTAGTCTTATCTTTTGCGTCTTGAAACTTCTGGTTAATCTCATCGAGAGTATAAATGTCTTCACCACCATTGTTGAGTAAACGACGGCGAAGTCTCCAATACTTCTCACTATCTCGGGATGCGTAGATCACATCCCAGAGTTCATCATTAGAGAGTTGAATCATAATCAATCAGGGATAGAAACGACTTCAGGTTCTTGATCATCAAAGTCATGAAGATCATATGCTGTCCAAGAACCATTCTCGAACACATATGCGTATTCTTCACCATTAGAGAGATAATCAAAGAGATCATCATCTAAACGAGGAGGAGTATCCTCACCCCTCTCAGAGTAATACTGAGGTGATGAAACTTCCTTTTGAATATCATAAAGAATCTCACCATCAGAGTTCTTAACCAGTTCTTGACGGGTAGAACCATCAGGTGAAACAATCGTCCGATAGATTGCTTTAGATCCCCAAGTTTGTTTGGTATAACACACACTCATATCACCACCATCAATGAGTTCAGATGCTGAATCTTGTGAGTTGAAATGTTCAACCAAGTGACGACCCAACCATTGAGGATATCCATCATAGTGATGATATGCTGAGAGGATGTTTCCGTTTGTCAGTTTGATTCCGATTCGTGATCTGGTTCCCATTGGTTTGAAGTGTGTTGTATATCAATGGGGCACTTTAGAGGTGAGTAACATTATTAGATACACACTTTGACGAGGGCTCTAGCAATACTATCGGGTGGGATACTACTGGCCACTGCAAATGCCTCTACCTCATGAATAACAACCTCATCGCTACTTCCACCCTCTTTGTATGTTTTAACAATATTATCAAATTGTTCTTCAGTCAGGGCAGTTTTGACAAACTCAGTATAAGTATCCCTATCACCAAAGTATACATCCATATTACCATTCTCTAGTCCAGCCACACAATTCTGCACAACATGGTGGGCTTCGTGTCTCAGAGTATCGTAATCATTATCTGTCCATTCAACCTCACGACTAGAGATGGGTATTCTTTCATCCTGACAAATGATCATGATGTTGAGTCTCGGTGAGTATAATCCTGAAACTCCTGAATCAGCATCACAATATTCAATGTCATTGAGGTATAACTCCACACCAACTTCTTCAAGGGCATTCCACAATACGTCATGATCTTCTTCGACACCGGCTTTCAATCCTGGTGTAAGAAGGAGAGACAACCCAACAAAACCTGATGCAATCTTTTGAGTAAAGTTCATAAAAAAAAGAGGGTTGTTACACCCTCTATTATACCATATCAATCGTTATTCTCCAACCAGATGAATTCAACTCCACCATCTTCAGGATCTTCCCCATCAACAATCCACTCATCCATGAGGGCCTTTGATGTTTCTAGATCCTCCTTTTCTACAAACTCCATGAACCTTTCGAAGTAGGTTTTACCCATGACATCGATCACATTTTCCATAGTCTGACTGAGTTCATTCATTAGTTGTTCTCCTGAATAGTTTTGAGGTTTGAAAGAAGTTGGGATACTACACCTTGTGAATATCCAACAGCGTATGGTGCTGTGTGACAAACGTTTTTGGGATCTAAAGGATCACAATCGTAGTTTACTTTATTGAGAACTTTGAGGACTTCCTCTACACTCTCAACAAGAGTCTCATAGTGTGATCTTGAAATAGTGATTGGTTCCATAGTGTGTGTTCTTACATAGATGGAGCAGTTTAGAGGTGAGTAACATTATTACCCACCACTAGTTAGTTGAACTTACCACTCGTAAAGTTAGTGTATGCAAACACAGGACGATCAACGAGTTTGTAAGAACGACCAGTGTCAGAATAGAACACGAAACCCTCACCCACAACAGGAGTACCATCAGGGAGGTAACACTTAGGAGAGTCATGAACAATCATAGACCCCATGAGATCTTCTTTGATATCGATCAACAACTGATACAGATTGGTCAGTTGGTTGTCACCTATAATCCAGTTGAGATCTCTGTCGTCAGGTGTTTGACCAGACTTGATGAGAGCGTTGATCTGTGTTTGAGCCACGAATGACTCTTTGTCAGTCATGAATTGAATTTTGCTGAGGTTGAACACAGGAGGTTCGATGTCATTGTGTACAAAGTCAACGGAAGGTTGAACCCACTTGATGTGTGGAGTGTCAGTGAATACCTCTTGGAGAGGTTCAGCAACTGCGTCAGACAACTTACCAACTACATCATAGATTGTATGAGGTGCGATAACAAGTTTCTGTGAAACAACCTCAGGGAAAACATAAGTTAGAGTGTTGTTCTTGAAAGTATCGGTACGACCGAAACCCATGAAGTCACCCTGATAAACACCAGTGAAAGTGTCACGAGGAATATACTTTAACATGAGGAACAACATGTCGGCTACATCCTGTTGATGACCGAAATGAGTGTGAACATCTTCGTTGTTATAACAGATACGATTCTTTTTCTTGTTGAATGCAGCTTTGGTACATACAAAGAACCTACCGGTTTCTGGATGTTTACCCCACACAATAGAGGGAGCACCATCAATCTTGAGGGACACATGTCCAGGACCATAGAGATCTCTGAAAGCTCTCAGATCACCCGTGAGGATGGTATCTTCTGGATGTGGGAGATGTGTGTTTGCCATAATTAAGAAAGTTTCAGTTTGAGAGATTTGAGGGATTGTTTGCGGGCCTTGAGGATACCCTTACAGGTACCTTTTGTCTTCTTATCTTTTCCTGAGTTGTGTTTCCAATTTGGAGTAGTCATGGTTCATAGGTTGGTGGTATCTACATCAATGGAGCAGTTTAGAGGTGAGTAACATTATTTACATCAAAAAACCTCTCTAATTAATTTAATATGCTCCTTATGGTCCTTTGTAGTTATCAAATTCTCAAACTGATGTAACTCAAAAATACTTTGATTGGCATCTTGTTTTACATAGTCATAATTACTATCATATTCTTTTCTTATGGATTGTTTATTAAAAATATCCAATCCATCTAAAACTAAAATATGGTTACTTGACTTGAATAACACATAATTTGACAATCTATTGAATTCTTCATCAATTGGTAATTTATGTTTCCAGATGTTCAAGTTTGATTCTAAAGATTTTGGTAACTCCATGTTTGAAACATCTCTCCAAAACTTTGTATCATTTCTTTTTGTAAGATAGTGTAGGATAATAAAGTCTCTGATATTTTCCATGATACTATTGAAAGATGAGTTGTACCTTTCAATAACATCGTTATTATAACATATCACATTGTCCATCAACATAAACGATTGTTGTATGGAGGTACCAATTGATGTTGCTTCTAATGGTTCAACAAAACTTCCACTTATACCGATAGCACAACAGTTTTTAATCCACGACCTATCAACACATCCAGAGTTGAAATCGAATTGATTACTGACATCCACACTATGACCAAGGTATTTCTCAACCTCTTCTTTTGCTTGGTACTTATTAATATATTCACTGTCAAAGATATATCCATTTCCATATCTTCCCCACACAGGTATCCTAAACATCCACCCTGCATTCATTGATTTAGCAAGTGTCCATAAATTATAGTTCTCAGTATCTGGAGTTTGAAATGTGATAGCAGACTTCATTTTAAGATACTTGCTGTAGGATTGCCACTTAGCACCTAGTTTATCAATCAATAGTCTCTTAAATCCAGTCGAATCAATATAAAAATCATATTCATACTTCTTACTACCAATTACACTTTTTATATACCCATCTTCATCCAATTCAATATCATCAATTTCATCATCAATAATATTAATACCCATTGACTCTGCTAGATTACTAATAAAATCATTAAATTTGTGTGTATTGAAATGAAATTGTGCAAATGGTACTTCTTCAGGTTTATTTAAAAACCAAGAGTTTATTTTATTATTCCATATAGATTGATAGTTAAGATATTCCGAACCTTCAGATATTTGTTTGGCATAAACATGTCTATATTGAGAAACTTTCTTATCAAACTTATTAACTACAGCATGAAGATAATCTTTTTCTCCCCATCCTTCAAACATAATGCCTGATTTATATGTTGCATCACAATGTTTGATAATATCATAGGGATTGATATTCAAAAATCTTAGATATTCACTAAAATGTTCTGTGCTCCCCTCTCCAACTCCAATAATACCTATTCTTTTAGAACGGATTATATCTACTTGAATGTTTAACTTTTGACGAAGGATAGTAGCAGCAATCAATCCTGCCGATCCTCCGCCAACAACTGCTATACTTTTTACATTTTTCATTTAGAAAATTGTTGGAGTTTATTCTGGACGAATCTTATGTATTGAACCAACACGGTCATATCCCAGTCCTGCAACACGGATCTTCAAATGTGCCTGATTAAGAGCTCTAATCTCAATCCTTTCTTTGATGTGTCCGTTGTAAACTGTAACGTCGAAGATACTCATAGTGATTGAAGTTGAGTGAGTTTGTTTTGTCTACCGATGGCAGCCACTTCGTATGTCTTGAGTAGAAGTTTACCATCATATGTCCACCGAAGTTGTTTGGTTTTCAGTGAACATACACGTTTGAGAGTGATCATTTGCCTACTCCATATTCAGGTGATTGTTGTTCTGCCTCATAGATTTGAGAGAGAAAGTCTTCAGGAATATCAAAGATTTCACCTTGACTATCTTGAATTTCGGACCAGAGTTCATCAAACATCGGAACAATCCTCAGTGAATGTGTAGATTTGGTTGTCGTCACTCAAGAAATCAACCTGACAAATACCAGGACTAGTTTCAACGTATCCTACTATATCAGATCCGATTGTGTCGGTGTGAGCTTGAACTGGGTTGATACTGAACACCAGTACCAGAGGAATGATTGTTTTAAAGTTCATTTTGAATCAGTTCTCCAGTTGAATGTTTACATTAACCCTACGACCATCAACTGAGGAGGGAATCAACCTCTCAACAAAACCTTTGAGATCAGATTCCTTACCCAAAGTAAGAAGTCGTTTGTAAGTAAAGAGGAGTTCTTTACCATTAACTTGGTACTCTACGTTATCAATGTTACTTTGAAACACTGTACGAGCGTAACCATCAGGACTAAAGATTGGATCAATAGCGAATACTGAACCAGAGATACGAGCTGTGAATGCCATAATAAAAGAGGTGAACTACAATAATGGAGCAGTTTGGAGGTGAGTAACAATGTACCCACCTCATATTATATCATTCCGCCTCACCCTCATCCAGTTTTTTACCAGCCATGGAAGGGCCAATCCAAACTAGGCCATCTTCATAGTATTCAGCTACATGACTACGACGAAGTTCGGTAAGAAGTTCAAAACGAGCTTTCTGATCAGGGGTGAATTTGAAATCCTGTTTACGATAGGTTTTGTTGTATTCTGCCAGTTCGGCAAGGGTTGAACAACGTTGTTCGGTGGTTGAATGTGCCATGATGTTTAGTTGATTACGTTAATAGGGCAGTTTAGAGGTGAGTAATATTATATCAGGAAATTAGACCCTGATTATAAAGATATTCACAAGTTCTACCATAGTGACCCTGAAGCCATGTGTAAGCCTTTGTATCAAAGATTTGTTGAAAGAGTTCTATGACTTGATCATCATCAAGTTCTCCGTTTTCATAATCAATGAGATAGTCAGTGAAAGTCATGTGTTTGTGTGGTCTTTACAATAGTAGAGCACTTTAGAGGTGAGTAATATTATTTCTTTCTACGTTTCTTGTGTTTGTTAATAAAGTTACGAGCACTATCCTCGTTGTTACACACTTTAAGTTGTTTTCCTTGATGAATGACCATCAACCTACCACCAATAGGTACACAGGCATACATCTCTGGGTCATCCCAAGTACCAACAACGAAGCCGTTCTTAGGTGGCTTCGGTGTTAGTATGTTTGAATTAGTTGGTTGTTCTTTATTCTTCATAAACCATATCAAGGGCCCACTGCATATCGGGGTCTTTCTTGTTCTTATTATAATACTTCTTATCTTCTGGTGTCAAGAATGATAGATCAGCACCTTCATACACTTCTTTGGTGTATTCTCTGAGTTGTCGTTTAGATAGTTCTTTTAGTTTTGATGGTGATACTACCTTATCAATAACTAACTTGATAGTTTGAACCCTATTGCCAATCTTTGTGCTGAGGGTAACGTTCTTAGTGGCAATATATTTCATAAAAAAAGAGGGTGTTTAACCCTCTCATTATATCACGTTGACATCCTTTTGTTCACTCTTCCAAGAATCTTTGTCCTTCCTTTACTATCTGGTGCCTTACCAGTTTCTTTCTTATACTTACTAGTTTCCTGATCCTTCATAATACCTTTCAACATTCT